CAGAATTTGCTGGACCACCTACCGGTGCATTACCAATTGAAGAAACACAAAATGTTCCTGGTCCTGTAAATACATGAATTTTATAATCTCCACATGTTAAAACTGTTCCGCCTGTGGCAGCTGTAAATGATTTTCCTAGCTCTGTGTCTTCTGCGTTTTGAACATTTATCCATCCCTCTGTGTCATCTACGTAAACTAAAGTCAAAGCTTGACCATTAACATCCATTTTTATATTACCTGCTGATCCACCAATTTTATTAGAACCATTTGGTGTTATTGTTAAATTATTTGAATTAAAAGTTCTTGTATAATCTGCAACTGCAACAATGGCTCCGGCACTTCCTGCTGGTAAGTTCATTGTAAAAGCAGAAGATGATGTGTCTGCAAAATACCCCTCTCCACTTGCTGCTGTAAATGTGCCTGTTTTAATTGAAGCTGTTTGCCAGTCTACTGACCCTGCTCTACCAAAACCTGATTGAGAAGCGCCACTTGCTAAACTTACTGTATCACCTGAAGCACCTAAAGTAATTGTTGTGCCACTTTGATTTACAATGTTACCACCGTCGGATGCTTGTAAAGCGTTTGATTTTACAATATTTCCTGCAACTGCAACTGTATCACCAGCTGCACCAACTGTAATTACATCACCACTTTCATTAATGATATTATTATCATCTTGGTCTGCTATGTTATCTACTTTTATTTTACTTGTCATAATTAACTACCTTGAAACTTATACCTTATTATTACTAAACCTGAACCACCTGAACCACTATCAAAAGGGTGTCCTGCTCCAGAACCACCTCCACCACCACCGCCACCAGTGTTTGCTGTTCCTGCATCTGCTGCACAAGTTGGTGAAGATCCAGCTGGATCACCAGCACCTGAACCACCTCCACCTGTTCCACCAGGTTGACCAACAACAGGGTTAGGACTATCTGATGCTCCACCTCCACCTGCAAAAAATCTATTACCGCCCGAGGGCACTCCAACAGAAGTTCCCCAAATACTTGGTCCAAAACCAACTCCAGTTCCACCTGCACCACTTGCTGAAGGGGTACCAGATGAACCAGATCCACCAGCTCCACCTCCACCACCTGCTTGTGCATCGGGACTTGTGCCTCCAGCTGCTCCACCATTTTGACCTTGGGGAGGACTAACGGGAGGTGTATTTCCACTTCCACCTGCTTGTGCTCCTGACGCTCCACCACCTGAACCTCCTCCAGAACCTCCAGGTATTCCACCGTTACCAGTTCCTTCTCTACCACCACCGCCTCCAGCGGATGTAATTGTTGAAAAAGTTGAAGTTGAACCAGAGTTTCCTGTGGTTCCACCTGGTGTTGGTGGCACTCCTGATCCACCTGCTCCTACCGTTACAGGAAATCCTGTTGCTGTGACTGTTAATTGTGTACACGAATTTAAAGGGCCAGCTGGTCCTGGAACAGTTTCTGCTACTCCATATCTTAAACCACCTGCTCCTCCACCTCCATTAGCGTTTCCTGGTGCTCTTACACCACCACTTGCACCACCACCTATAACTAAATAATCTACTTTATTAAATTGAGGTTGACCATTTCCTAGACTGCAAACTGTAAAAGTTCCTGGTCCTGTAAAAATATGCATTTTGTAATTACCACATGTTACTATTGAGTTTCCTCCAGTTGCAGCAATATAACTAATACCTGTTTCTGTGTCTTCTGCATTTTGAACATTAATCCAACCTTCTGTGCCATCCACATAAACTAGTGTTAAAGCTTGACCATCCACCGCTACAGACATTGAAGCTGCGACACCACCGATTTTTTCTGATCCATTTGGTGTCACTGTTAAAGCATTTGTTCCAAAAGTTCTTGTATAGTCTGCAAAAGATACAATCGCTCCAGCAGATCCTGCTGGTAAATTTGCAGTTACAGCTCCTGAGCTTGTATCTACAAAATAACCTTCTCCACTCGCTGCAGTAAACGTAGAAGTTTTAATTGAACCTGTTTGCCAATCTACTGAACCTGCTCTGCCAAAACCTGATTGTGATGCACCACTTGCAAGTGATACTGTATCTCCAGAAGCACCGATTGTAATCGTAGTTCCAGATTGACTTATTATATTTCCAGCATCAGAAGCTTGCACAGCATTTGTTTTTACAACATTACCTGGAACAGCAACTGATTTACATGCTGATCCTACGGTAATCGTAGTGCCTGATTGTGCATCTATTTCATTTACTTCTATCTTTGACATTAAACTACTACTACCGTTCCTGTTATTGTTTGAGTTCCAGTTACTGTAACTGGTCCTGCTAGTACTGCATTACTAATTGTTTGATCATCAGACAAAGTTGCTGAATGATTAAAAGCATAAGTTGAAGCTGCCATACTTGCAGACGGAGCCCTAGATGCAGGATAAGTACAAAAAACATTTTTTGTTCCTGCAGAAAAATCTACCGCACTGTCTGAATTTGATGAAGAGATAATTGTATCTCTAGATAAAGTATCTGGACTAGCATCAGTAACAGTTCCTATGCCAACTTCAAATTCAGCATTACCTGGTAATTCTATAGCATAAAAAGTTTTATTAGTCGTACCAATACCAGATACAAAAGTTTCAAAGCCAGTTTCAGCACCAGCCAAAGAAATAGTTCCTGTGCCTGTAGTAGTGGTAGTTTCTTTTACCCTGTCATTTAATACAAATGCCATTTACTACTCCAAAAATATTACGCGTTGCCTAATCTAATAATAGCTGCAGAACTAGATGCAGTTGGAAACTGAACAACAAAATCTCCGTTAGTTGCTGTTTTTGTTCCACCAAAATCTAAAACTAATACTGCTTCATTAGAACCGCCACTCTTATAAATCAAAGCTCCTACCGCTGATAACGTTACAGATGAAAAAGTTAAATCTGCAAAATCAACAAATCCGATATTACTTCCTACTGCTACACCATTATTAGTTAATGTGTTTCCACCAGAACTATAACTAGTTCCAGATGTACTAACTTCGTTAGTAGTAGTAAACGCCGTTGTTGATGTCGTTAATCCCGATATATCTGTATATAAAGCAAGTTTAAAAGTTGATCCACCAGACGAATCAAAATTAAACGTTCCTTTTAACAGGTCTGTTTTAAAAGAGTCAGGTATTACATTAGCCATATTTTTATCTCCTTAATTATGGTGATGGTGATTTAATAGGAGTACGAATAACACCATCTTGGTATTCGTCTCGGCGTCTTCTACCTTGTTGCTCGATAGAGTACGATGCAAGAGCTCTTCGATAAGATTGCTCATAGTATTGTAACATATCTGTGGGACCTTTCAAGTACCCATATGCTTCTACCAATGCTGCATACAGTAATAGGTCCTGATATTTATTCGATAAATAAGTTCCAGAAGTGCTTGGAGTTCCAGATGTAATAGTATCTGGTTGCTTAACATAAGCTAAAGTTATCTCATAGTTGGCATTTGGTGTAGGTGCAACTACCCAAAAATTAGCATCCCAGTTAGCATAATACTTAGGAAGACCTTGAGCCGTTCCGGGAGTATCATAAAAAGTTGCCATATAACTAGTTTCCTTCTTTTCTAAAAAACTTTGAACATTTGGAGATACTGTTGTATCTTTTAATTGAACGTATCTAATAGATCTAAGATCTGATGGTATTGTTACATATCTACTACCGGACTGTAGATTAGATGTAGCGTAAAATCTGTTATCATCAGAGTCTGATTCTCTATAAATTCTATTTTCTGCATTTTTAATTATAGTATCTAAAATAGCTGTAGAAAAAACTGAGCTATCTACTTCTGTATAATTTCTAATATCATCTTGTAAGTTTGATAAAGTGTATGCCATTATGCTATTAACTCCCTACAATCAGGACAGCTTTTTCTATATCTAGTGTGTTTAGGACAATGATCGCTTGAAGGCGCATCGTAAATAGGCACATCCGGTTCTTTAGGATGTAACATAACTTCGTGCGGATCCATTTCTTCTTTTGGTGTAAACCAACTTTTAATTTTATTAAAAATATATTTTATCATGGCGATATTGTTACGGGACCTGCAGAAGCAAAACTCCCTCCTCCTTTTTGTGTCTTTGAAGCCGTAACTCCTGACACGAATGTATAACTATTATCATTAACTTTAGTAATTGTATACCCCGCAGCTAAATTTATTGTTGCTGCAGGTAAATTAACAACATTCGTTGCATCTCTAAATCTAACTGTTTGACCTGAAGATCTACCATGATCTGGTTCATTAACAGTTACAGTTGTAGATGCATTTGTAATTGTAAATGGATTAACAGGTAAAAGTTTTGGAACTGCTGGCTCTGTTCTATCTGGTCTAACATGACGTAGTGATATTGCATCACCATTCATAGGTTTTGGTTCTAATTGTGGTTGCTTTGGTTCAAACTCT